TGACAAAGGTGACCTTGTTTGTTCCTTTGAAGAGCATCAGACCAAGACCAAAAAAAACATTGAAGGAGGTGAAGCAATAAGGGATAATTACTTTATCACAATGGATAATTTATACGAACTTAAATAAAATAAATATGTTGCAAGAATTATTGGAAAAGCACGAAGGGAATACATTTATTATTCTTGAGGGTTTTGATGATGCATTACTGGGAGTTTATGAAGAAAAAATGGTTTTGATATATTCAACAAAAAAATGCATTGAAATACTTATGAAAGATATGCCAATTAGCATGGCAGTTGATTATTTCTATTTAAATATCTATAATGCTTATATAGATGATAAACAACCAATTTTTTGTGATGACAATTTAATGTATTAAATTACCACACCATCTTGAATCTGAAAAGCAGAAACGGTAAAATTTCCATCATCATGCAAATCAACGGTAGCACCCCCTTGAGTCCATTGGTTTAACACACCGGTGTATCTTGGTTTCAAATAACACAAACAACCAATTGCCCAAGCACTATGAACCTCATCAGCCAAATTTCTTGATGAGTCATTTTGGTTTTTATGCCAATGACCAAACATAACATTGACCCCTACCCTCATCCTTACTTGTCTTGCTATGTTGACCGTTCCACTTTTCAAACCAAGTTCATGCCCATGAGCAATCCATAGTTTGCCAAACTTTGCAACCTTATGCTCCGGGACATACTGAATGTCATACTTATCAAACTGCAATTGGGTTGGTATGTCCATTCCATAAAGGTTAGCCAAATCCTCACACTTGGTATTTATGTATGATTGAAAACGCTTTTCATGGTTGCCATCTTTCCAGTAAATGGGAATGTTTGGAAACATTTTTCTCATTGATTCCAAAAACTTTCTACCCACCTCAATCTCATCCTTTAAAAACTTACCGGTGGGCATTTTCTCAAAACGGCTAACCTCTTCCATATCCATGATATCACCATTTAAATAAATGCCATCAACACCCCTTTTTTTAAACTCACTAAAACAAGCCCTAACACCATAAGGGCAATGGTAAGGTAAATGAATATCATTGCAAACACCAAGCCGTTTAATGCCTTGTATGATTACCGGCTCATTGACTTCAGACCATGAATTTGGAAAATCAATAAGATAGCCAAGTGGGTCATTGAAATCGGGCAATACCTCTGCATCCTCATTGTAAAATATTTTTGCCTCTTCAAGGTTTTTCTCTATGCTTTTTGCAATATCATTGATGTCAACTTTTTCCTTCCAGTTTGGAATGTTACCACTCCTTGCCCTTTGTATGTAAGTCTTTAAGCTATCAAAACTTATTTCTACTTGTGGCATAAGAATTTTGAAAACCTTTGATGCTTCATTATTGCTTAAATTGGATGTTAAGCCCTCTTTGTCGCTTTTAATAATCCACTCACTTACTTGCCTTGACAAACTCATATATTTCTTGGATTAGGTAACCAAATAGGTAAGCGTATGACTCTTCAGAACTTGAGTTGAACCTTTGCCCGATGTATTTGTTATGCCACATGACAACATGGAAAACCTCATGTGCAATGGTGTTTAGGTCTGTTGCTCTGAATACTATAAGCCAATGACCGGGCAAATTATATTCCAATTCATAGGATGATGCAACTGCTGAATCAGAAATTTCAAAATCATCTACTTTAAACCTTTGGTTTTTGTTTCTTGATTTGTTTAATTTTTTAACAATGTCCAATGGCTTTGCATTCACAAAAATGTGCAATGTAAAAGGCAAGTGGTTGAGGACTATTTTTTTATATTTCACTTTGGTAAAGGTAAAGGGGTGTAGAAAAGAATGTATATAACCCTACTACTTTCATGTCCAAATATAGCCACAAGAAATTGATTTGATATATACTTTTACCATGTATTGTTGGAGATACACAAAAAAAATAAGGGTTGCCCATCTAACCCAAAGGGATGCTTACCATATCCCAACCCCCATTGTGACTCCAACCACTTTGGGGGTTTCTTTTTGACCAAAAAATAATAAGATGATAAACCACACATTGAAATTTGGAAAGTACAAAGGGATGTCTGTAAGGGATGTGATGACCACAAAAGAGGGTAGGCAATACCTACTTTGGTTGGCTGACAAAGGCATTGTAAAAAAGGATTTGAAAAGGCTTATCTATACTTTAATCCATCAATGAAATGGAGCAAGGCTATATAAAATTGTACCGGCAAATGTGGGACAAAGGATGGTCTAAACATCCCAACTATGTGGCAGTATGGGTGTATCTCTTGAAAGAAGCAACACACGAACCGAGGGAATACTTTTGGAATGGCAAAACCATTGTCCTTCAAGAGGGTGAATTTATTACTGGCAGAAAAAAAATAAGTGAAGAAACTGGAGTCAATGAAAGTTCAGTTGAGAGAATACTCAATTACTTCAAAAACGAACAACAAATTGAACAACGAAAAACAACCACAAGCCGTTTAATATCAATATGTAATTGGAACAAATTCCAAAAGGGTGAACAACCTTTTGAACAACGAATGAACAACGAGCGAACAACGAATGAACAACGAATGAACACTAAACAAGAATGTAAGAATGTAATAAGTAATATATATAGTCAAGATTGCAAAAAATTGGTTGACTTCATAAATCAAACCTTTAACAAACACTTTAGGGTTGGGGACAAAATAGTATCACACTACAAAGCAAGGCTCACCAAAGACAAGGTGACCAAGCAAGAAATCTTTGATGTCATACAAAACCTAAAGGCTACCCAATATCATATTGAAACCGGTTATAAATATTGCACACCCGAATTTATTCTAAGATTAACCACAATTGAAAAATACAAACACGGTGCATTGAACCAAACCAAGCAACAAACAAACCAACCCGATTCTAAACCAAATTTAATGGATGACTTCTATGGAGATTAAACAACAACCCTATGCATTAGATGTTGAAATAAATATTCTTTCAGCACTATTGACCTACCCAAACATAAGGGAAGAGATTCCTTTTTTGAAACCCGAACACTTTTATGATGACAAACACCAATTGATTTACTCATCCATACTGGTTGTTGAAGCCGTAAATATTCCATCAGTCCACCAATACCTAAAAGCCAACAAGCTTTTGGAAAAAGCCGGTGGTCTGCAATACCTCATATCCCTCACCACCCATTACTTAAATATGGCAAGTGTTGAATACTTTGCAAGAATACTTCAACAATTTTTCATTAAAAGGGAAATGATAAGGGTAGCACAAGAAACCATTACACAAGCTTATGACCCAACAACAGATTGCTTTGAGATACTGGATGACTATAGCTTGAACATGGAACGAATAAATAACATCTTTGAGCCAACAAGTTCAATAGCCAATATCATAAGCAATAAGGAAAATGAGGTTCCATTTCTAAACCAATCCTTGAGTGGTGAAATTAAAAGTGGGTTAAGCACCGGGTTTGAGGAACTTGACAAGCACTTTAGATTCAAGCCAAATTCCTTTGTCATCATCAATGGACATGACAATGTTGGCAAAACCTATATAATGCTTTACCTTGCAGTTGTCAGCAATCATCTTCACAACTGGAAATGGATATTGTGTTGTATGGAAAACCAAGAGGGAAGGATTAGACAAGACCTAATGCAGTTCAAAAGTGGTAAGCATATCAGCAAAATGACTGAAACAGAATACCAAGTTTATTACAAATGGGCAACTGATAACTTTACCATTCTACGCATTCAAACTGAAATGAGTGCCGATAGGCTTTTACAAATAGCCTCAAAGCTTTGCAAACAATCACACTATGATGCTTTTTTTATTGACCCTTACAATGCCCTTGATATTACCATAAAGGACAAATGGATGTCAAGCCATGAATACCATTACCAAGTGACAAACAGAATGAGGAACTTTATAAAAAAACACAATTGTTGCATTTACCTTTCAACCCATGCAGTTACAGAAGCCTTGAGAAAAATCCATACAAGTGGCAACTATAATGGTTTTCCTATGCCCCCACAAAAAGCAGATGTTGAGGGTGGTGGTAAATTCTCAAACCGTGCTGATGACTTTATAACCATTCACCGGTACCTACAACATACAACAGACTTCAACCAAACCCATATACACATCAGAAAAATAAAAGACACACAAACCGGTGGCAGACCTACCACCATTGATGACCCGGTTAAGCTTCAAGTTCAAAAAGGATATTTTGGGTTTTTTGATATGGATGGCAAGAGTCCAATACTATCTTTGCCTCAAAACCCATTTTAATGACCTCAGATGCAAAAAGTCACTTTCAATTGATACTATCCCAAGTTGAAGGTATTGAAGCCGAATATAAATTTCATAACACAAGAAAATGGAGATTTGATTTTTACCACCCCAAAACAAAAACGGCTTATGAGTTTGAGGGTATTGGCTCTCTCAAATCACGGCATACATCCATTAAAGGTTATACCAATGATTGCGAAAAATACAATGAAGCACAAAAAATGGGTATAAAAGTGTACCGATTCACCACACTAAACATCGGGCAACTGGTTGACTATTTACCCAAGCAAACACAAATCTTTTAATTCTTATTTATCTTTGGGTATGGCAAAAATCACAAGGTCACAAACCAAAGACAAAAAGTATGCAGTTGAATACAAAGGCAAAACAATAAACTTTGGTGCTAAAGGTTATAGAATAAAACCCGGTACTGATGCCGGAGATAGCTATTGTGCAAGGTCATCAGCAATTAAAGGGGCTAATGACCCATCAAGTGCCAACTATTGGGCAAGGCAGTTATGGTCTTGCAGAGGCAAAAAATCAGTAAGCAGTAAACCATTCTTTGGAAAAACTAAACTACCATAACCAATGCCATTTGTATCAAAAGCACAACAAAGGTTTATCTGTGCAACCAATAAGGAACTTTGCAGAGAGTTTGCCAAAAAGACTTCTAAAAGTGCTTACAAGTCATTACCCGAAAAACTAAAGAAAAAGAAATAATGGCAAAAAAACTAACTACTGCCCAAAAGTATAGCCAGTTGAAAAAGCAAACTGAACAAGCCGGAATGAAAGTAACTGAAAGAAATGGCAAACTAATTGTAACAAGAAAGAAAAAGAAATGAACCAACCAATGATTGAGGTTAAGGTGAATTATACCACCAACAAAGAAGAGTTTGAAAAAGAGGTGCAAGAAATAATTTACCTTGCTGACAAACTCAAAAAAAAACTTAATGAGTTGAATATTCACCTTAAGGTAAGTGAGGAACAAACCAAATCAAAGGCAGAGGTTCAACTTGAAGGTACAATATTGTAACTATCAACAAAAAACAAAATAAATGCCGTTTGTAAAAGGACAAAGTGGTAACCCAAAAGGAAAACCAGTTGGGGCAATAGGTGAGAAAACAAAGCAATGGGATGCTTTGGGTGAGGCTATTATGGGCAGACAAGCCGAAAAATTCAACAACTACCTTGATGAGTTGTGGGATGGCAATAAGAATGATAAGGCTATGGCTTCAGAACTTTATTTAAAATCTCTTGAATACTTCAAACCAAAACAAGCAAGGACAGAGGTAAAACAAGAGGGTGTACAACAAATGGAAATAGTTATTAAACGAAAAGGTGATGAGTAAAAGACTATTATGGACATTGGTATTTTTCATTATAATGGTTGCCGGTCTTAGTATTATGCTTACAGAGTTTGGTAACTTTATTTGGTTTATAATCCTATCAATTGGATTTGTTGGTTTTGTTTTTAACTTGGCAAGATATAACCAGTAGTGTAATGGCTACCGTGCTTCAGCAAGTCTTTCAAGTTTGGATTGATAAAACCAATAAAGATGATTTTGACCAATGGTTTGGTAAAAACATTCAGTCATTGATTGACAAGGAGCATGACATTATCATAACCACTTGGGAAGATGGTTACCAACAAGCTTACTCTGATATGAATAAAGAGCCAAGAAATGGTTATGATGCATTAGAATGGAATTGCCATAGTTGGTATTTCAGCATAAAGGATAATGAATGATACCCCTATTAGTTTGGACTACAAGAGTAGCAAAGAGCAAAACGCACCACTACCGGGTGAAACAAGAGTGCAAATCTCTTATTGGGAATCATTTAAATTAATATTGCTTGTCTTATTGTGTTTGTTGTTTAATGTAGGCTACCCCAATGACCATAGAACTGGAACTACCAAAGCCACATTCTAAACAACAATTTTTGTTGGACAATCGTAAACGCTTCAATGTGCTTAAATGTGGTAGAAGGTTTGGGAAAACAGAACTATGCCAAGAGTTAATACTTGAATCATTTGAAAAGGGGCAGTATGTTGGTTACTTCAGTCCAACTTATAAGGATTTGTACGAGGTTTGGAAAACAACCCTCAACAACTTTTACAATGTCATTAAATCAAAGTCTGAAACCATTAAGCAAATAGTTTTTGTCAATGGTGCAAAGGTTGACTTTTGGTCAATGGATGAACCAAATAGTGGAAGGGGTAGAAAGTACCACCGGGTTCTGATTGATGAGTGTGAGAAAGCTTCAAAGTTCCAAGAGGCTTGGGAACAAGCAATATCACCAACCCTTACAGATTATGGTGGGGATGCTTATTTCCTTTCAACACCACAATTTGGTGAAACATATTTTAAAAGGTTGTGCAAACAAGAAAACCAAATGCCCGAACAATGGAAAACATTTGTTTATTCTACTTATGACAATCCACACATTGACAAGGCAGAGATTGAAATGATGAGGTCAATATTACCACCATTGGTTTTTCAATGTGAGTATTTGGCTGAAGATGTGGATAGCAAGGCAATGAACCCTTTCCTTTATGCTTTGACTGATGCACACTTTGATAATAGTGTACAACTTGATTGGAAAAAACAATTGTATATTGGGATTGACTTTAACATTAACCCATTTGCAGTAATCTTTGGAAATATTTACAAGGATGAGGCTGGTCTTCATATCAACATAGTTAACGAGATGTCCATTGACAACGGCTCTTTACAATTGATGGCACAAAGAATAAAAGCACTTTACAACCCTTTGCTCTTTAACTGCAAAATGACCGGTGATGCAATGGGCAACAATAGAAATATTGCAGTATCAGACAATGCCAGTAACTACGAAACACTAAGGAGATTATTGGGTTTAAGGAATGGGCAAATACAAGTAACAAGCAACCCAACACATGAAACCTCAAGGAATGATTTTAACTATTTATTGCACATATCACAAGACAAAAGAAACCGTATATTTTTTAGAGTCAACCCCACAAACTGCCCCGGTCTTGCTCACGATATGCGAATGGTTCAATGTGATGCTGAAGGTCACATAATGAAAGCCAACAGAAAGGACATAACACAAAAAGCCGACCACCTTGATTGTGCAAGGTATTTAGTTAATACATTTGTGAAAGCTGATATAGAAAGACATCAAAAAACTAACTTTGGAAATATTAAATTCAAATGAACTGCCAAAATTGTATAAAGGTTAATCCTTTGCCCAAATGCCTTGAGCCAAGTGGTCAAATTCTTATTGATGGTATAAACATACCAACCTATTTGAACTCTGAAATATTTGTTGTGTTACATAATTACTCAAGTGATTCAACCATTATGTGGACTGCCACAACTGATGGCAATGGTGACATCATTGAAACAGATGGAGTGCCAACCAATGGCTTGGACATATCAGAGGCATATGACTTAATGAATCACCACTACAAGTTTAAGTTTATGGACAAGCTTACACTTGAAACCATTGAGGTTGTTGTTGATGGTCAAACGGGTTGTTGCATTGACTTTAAGGTTGTGAATGGTTTGAGTGGTGATGGGGTGTATCAACTATCATTACCAGTTTGCAATGGTTGACATCATACTTGGCATAGTTGTTTCAAGCCTTATGTCCATTGGTGTTTATGTTGCCACCACTTGGGATGCATCTGATTTGTTTGATGAAGACCCCAAGCAACATAGGATTAAAGGATATCCCAAGCATCCAATGTTATTATGGTGGGTTAGGTGGTATGGTTCTTATTTGCCTTATCAGTTTAGAAAACCCTTGTATTTTTGTTTGCCTTGCATGGGTTCTTTGTGGTCAATTCCAAGCTTTGTATGGTTAGATTTGCCATTGATTGCATTTCCATTCTTTGCCCTTTGCACTTGTGGTTTAAACTCCTTGATAAGATACAACCTTGATATATGAAATACCAAAGGCTAAATGGTTTTCATTATATCTTAAAAGGTAATGACTGGTATGTTATGATTGCAAACAAGTGGTATAAATGCAGTCCACCAAGAGCAGATATTAAACTACCAATAATAATTGAAAATGATATTCAGAAAAAAGCAAAAGAGTGAAGACTCTGTTAAAGACCTATGGGTAAAACATAGGGAAGAGTTTTTAAAAATCTATGCCAAAGAAATTCCACAAGGTGACAAACTCACAATGGAAAAGGCTTTGGTTGATTTGGATGGCAAGGTATATTATAGATTTACCGGTTCAACAACCATAATGCCATTGGAAAGAATGGGCAAGATGCAAGATTTCTTAACCATGATGGGTGCCGGTCTTGATGCTTCAGAACTTGAGGCTTTGATTGATGTGGCAACCAATGAACTTGCTTTGGCATTTGCCGGTAAAAAAGCAGATGTAACAAAGATTGGTGTGGTGCTAAATCAAATTAAAGAAAGACAATCCTTGATACTGCATGACCAGTTGATGTGGCAATTTATGGCAGTTCAGTTGGTGAGAGAGGATGAGCCTTCAGCAAGGTTTATACAGAAAATACATGATGAGAAGGTTGAAGCACTTCAACAACTTTACTATCATAACGATGATTACTCTTTTTTTCACAATCCCGAATTGAGGCTTCTAAACGACTTGTTGAGGTTTTCACCCGAAGACTTGGCAACATACTTGCAGACCTCAGTTCGGGAGAGGGAAAGGTTAAAGAAAACGATTTCATTATTGCGTGGAGAGAGAGGGTTAGGCAAAGGCAAGAAGACCAAAGAATACACATAATGGTTTTGGTTGATGGGGATATAAAAAACTATGAGCAAATCCTTGCATCAACTTGTGAAACCTACCTTATTGCTTTGGCTACCTATGTCAAGAAAATCAAGTCTTTGCAACCTAAAAAAGATTCTCATATAAAAGTTAAAAAGGCTTAACTTTGTTACATGATAATTGATTTTTAACCCTTACTTTGTGACATGGCAACCGAAGACATAATTATAAAATACAAAGCAGATGTAAGCGAGTTAGAGCAAGACTTGGGTAAATTGGTTGCATCACAAACACAACTTGCAAATGCTACCAAGCAGACATCTGATGAGATACAAAAGAATACCAATAAGCAAAACGAAGCACAAAAGAAAAGGTTACAAAACCTCAAAGTTGATGTTGAAAGGCTGAAGCAAATAAGAGAGGAAAACAAAAAAGCATTTGACCCGGCTTTTCTTACTGGTTACAATAACAAACTAAACGAAACAAAATTTAGGCTTAATGAGGTTGGTGCCGGTGCTACCCAAGTTGGTAACAATACAGAGAAAGCATTTAATCAAATAACCAATAGCCTTAATAGAATTGCCGGTGCTTTTGGTATAGCCTTTTCATTGGAGGCAATTGTAAGCTTTACAAGGAATGCAGTAGAATCATTTGCAAGGGCTGAAAAATCAGTTGAAACATTAAGGGACACCATTGTTACCATTGGTGGTGAGTCAACAAATGTATTTGAAGGGTTAAACCAACAAGCTGAAACATTAGGAAGGACAACCATTTTTTCAAGTGAGCAAATAAGACAAGCACAAGGCATATTGTCGGCTTTTGGTTTGACTGGTCAGCAAATTGATGAGTTGATACCAAAGCTTGTTGGTTATGCAAAAATAACCGGTCAAGACATTGTTGGTGCTTCCCAATCTGTTGGAAATGCCTTAAATGGTACTGGTAAGCAGTTCCAAAACTTGGGTGTGCAAATAAGCACAACAAAAACAGAATTGGAAAACTACAACGCCATCTTGCAAGGCACAGAAAAGTTTTTGGGTAAAGCAGACCTTGAGGCTGAAAGTATCAATGACCAGTTGCTTGAGCAAGAGAAAATTGCTTCAAGATTATCAGACTTTGTGGGTCAACAATTGGCACCGGCTTGGCTTAGTGTTAAAAATGCAATCTTACAAGCTACTGCATCCCTATTGGGTTACAATGAACAATTGGATGATACAAGAGCAATAGCAACAGAGTCAGCCCCACGAAATGTTGATGCTTTTATTAAAGACCAAAAGGAACTTGGCAAAACTGATGATGAGATTTTAAAAGGTTTATTGGACAACCTAAAAAAATATGAGGATGCACTTGCAAAGAATGAGGTTGCATTGAATAGGCAAGTAAAGAATAAAGAGGCACTCAATGTAAAATTGCGTGAACAAATTGAAGCTGAAAGGGAACAAGCCGGAATAAATAAGATTGTTTATGAGGAAAACATCAAAGCCATAAAAAGTGGCATTGACAATCAAAAACAATTGATAAAGGATAAGCAAGATGAGTTGAGCCTTGACAAAATTAAAGCCAAATCAACAAAGGAATTAAACCAGTATGTTGAGGAAAATGGCAATGTGAATAGGTCAGTAATCAAATCAAATATAACCCTTATCACAAGGGAATTGGAAGAGAGGCAAAAGGCTGAAGAGAAAGCAAGGCAAGAGGCTGAAAAGACTGCTCAAGCAAGAAAGCAACTTTTAGAAGGTTTAAAAAATGAATTAAACCAAATACAAAGGGAATTAAGGACTGCCCCCATTGAATTGATAGAACCAAAATCTTTTGCTGAGGCAGTTGACAAAATTGAGCAAATAAGGGATTTGAACAAAGAATTTGTTGATGAGGATATTAATTTAAAGATTGCCCAAGCCAAAGCAAACAACACTTTGACCAAAGAGGCTCAAGAATTGTTTGAAAGCATTAGGCAAGGCAGAAAGGATTTGATTGACCAAAAGAGTGCCAAAGAGATTCTAACACTTGAACAAACTACGGTAGATGAGTTAAAAAAACTAAAGGAACAAGCAAGAAGGCTCATAGCCGAAGGCAACATTTTAGAAATATCTAAACAGACTGAACAACAAGGGAAGCAATTTGAGAATATAATTAAGGATATTGAAAAGGGTATTGGTATTGCTCAAAGGGGTGAGGCAAAAAAGAATTTAGACCAAAGGTTAATATTGTTTAAACAAGCTTTGGATGAGGAAACACAAGCCAAGATTGATGAGTTGAACAAACAAGAGGAAGCAGAAAAGGATTCAGTAAAAGGTTTTGCCAATGCCACTCAAAGAAAAACCAATATCACCCTTGAGTTTGATAAGAAAAGAAAGGAAATAACTGACAATGCACAAAAGCAATTTGATGAGGCAGAGCAACAATACAATGATGCTCAAACAAAGCTTGGTCAAGGTGTATTGGATTTTGTCAGTCAAAATGCACAAGCATTGCAACAAGTTGGGGCAATACTTGGGGAGTTAAGCAATTTGTATGATGTATTTGCAGAAAAAAGGATTGAACAGATTGAGCAAATTAAACAAGCTGAAATTGATGCAATAGATGAGAGTTTGGCGAAAGTTGAAGAGGATTTGGAATTTAGAAGGATTACAGATGAACAAGCCAAATTACAAAAGCAACAACTTGAAGATGCAAAAGTAAAAGCTGAAGAGGAAGCACAGAAAAAGATTAGGGAAATAAAAAAGAAACAAGCCATATTGGATAAGGCAAATGCATTGTTTCAAATTGCAATAAATACGGCTCAAGCTTTGGCTGATGTAAAAAACCTTACAACTGGTGGTATTTTAAGTGGTTTGATACTTGCATTAGCCGGTTTACAAACTGCTACCGTACTTGCTCAACCAATACCATACCGGAAGGGTTCAAAAGATACTGGTTCAAAAGGACACATGGCAAGAGTTGGAGAAGAGGGTGAGGAGATAGTTTATATGCCAAGCCATTCAAAGGTATTACCGGCAAGGCAAACAAAAGAATATAGTGAAATATTGGATGCAATGTTTGACAACAACCTAAACAAATACATTGCAAAAACATATATTGCCCCGGCTCTTGAAAGGCAAAAGGTAGCTTATGAGAATGACAAACAATCATCATTTGCCGAAAACATCAGCAAGTCCATTTATTACAATGGTGGTTTGAATGCAATAGATTTGGAAAGGGTTAGGAGAAAAGGGCAACCAATAACCAATGTTGATGAGATAGCTAAAGCCATTGCATCCAAATTGCCAATGTATGACCCTTATAGGAGATAATAAATGACTTTTAATATTTCAGACAATAGTGAAATTGACATCTACATTACAGATGGATGGAGAGAATGGTATATTCCAAAATTCAGATTAAGGTGGACAATTGACAACCCAAATATTACTTTGTATTGGACTGATACGGAAAATCCGGGTAATGGTATTACACGAAGCCTTACAATTGATTACAATGATGTGCTTTTTGGTTATATCACCCCATCAAGTGCATTTGAAATACAAACCGTTTTAAATAGTTATATTGTTTCTGCTTGGGACAACATATATTTAAACTTTCAATATTATGTCCCTTATACCGGTGCTACAAACAATGTTGATTTGGGTGGGTATGGTTTAAATACTGATTTTGTTGCATTCAGTTTAAACCCATTCAACTCACCGGCTCCGGGTCAAATTGCTTATGATGGTTCAACTGGCTCTTTGACATATATGCTCAATAATTCCAATGTTGAAAGCAATATTGGTCAAACACTTCATGCCTATGTACACAATGCAGAAGGTTCAACCATTTATAAAGGTGATGCAGTTTATTTATACCAAGCTACTGGCAACAAGGCTTCGGTAAAATTGGCAAAGAATACATCAGACCAATATAGTGCCAAGACATTGGGGTTATGTGCTGAAGATATTGGGGCTGGTCAAAATGGTATGGTAATTTGTCAAGGTCAAATAAAGGGTGTTGATACATCCTTGTTTTCTGAAGGTGATACTTTATATCTTGCAAACACATTTGGTGATTTGACAAATGTCAAGCCATATGCACCGGAACACCTTGTTTACATTGGTGTTGTTGAGAAAGCCAATGCAAATGGTGAGATTTATGTAAGACCTCAAAACGGTTATGAACTTGCAGAAATACATGATGTGGATTTGATTACCACCCCACCAATTGCCGGTGATGTATTAACCTATGATGGCTCTTTGTGGATTGCCCAAGCCCCTTCAAGTGGTAGTGGCATAACATCATTAAATTCTGAAACCGGAACAAGCCAAACATTTGCAACTGGTTCAAGTGGTACAGATTTTAACATTGCATCAGCTACCAATGTACATACATTCAACATACCAACTGCATCAGCAACAAATAGGGGTTTGCTTTCAACAAGTGATTGGTCAACTTTCAATAGCAAAGAACCGGCACTTACAAAGGGAAATTTGACTGAAGCAACATCATCAATATTAACCATTAGTGGTGGCACAAATGCAGTTATTGGAACTGGTACAACAATTCAAGTTGCTCAAGCCAATGGTTCACAAAGTGGATACTTGGCAAGTGCTGATTGGACAACCTTCAATGGCAAACAAGATTTGCTTGTAAGTGGAACTAATATAAAAACCATTAATGGGACAAGCATTCTTGGGAGTGGTTCAATACCTATTCCCGGTTACACTTTATCAGTTCAAGCCTTGACATCATCACCGGTTGATGCTCAAACAATATACTTTGGCAATTTGCCTAAAGCACCGGTGACAACTGCAAACATCAGCAAGGTTTACATTCCAAAAAGTGGTACAATAAAAAGGGCAGAGATATATTGTTATAGTGGTACTGCCGGTACAAACCAAGCTTGGAGTGGTTATATTAGGTTAAACAATTTAACAGATACTTTAATACAAACTTTATCAGTTGCAACCAATGAGAGGGTCTTTAGCAACTCATCTTTGAGCATTGTGGTTGTTGCCGGTGATTACATTGAGATTAAATTTATCAATCCAACTTGGGCAACCAACCCTTTGACAACTATATTTGGTGGATATATATACATAGAATAATGAATTTACAAGCGAATCAAAGGGAGATAACCCCAATAGATATATGGTCACAAGGTTTTACCTATCAAGCAAATGTTTTGAAGCTTTGCCTTTATACTGGTTATGATTTTATAGCCTCACCGGGTCAAGTTCATTATGACCTAATACAACATGAGGAAGATGTTGATGGCTCAATAATTGAAACGGTATTGGCAGAGGGCAACATACCTTTGACTTATCCATTGGTTGCCAATTGGGGTGCTGATGACCAACCTATTTTTGATTATGTTGCACAAGAACTACAATTGACTTTGGTATAATGGCATTTTTATTTTACATAGATGGTCAGTTGATTGACCAACCAATTAATGATACAGACTTATCCAGTTCCATAAAAAGGGATAGAAGACTGAACAATTTGTTGGTTACCCAAGATGTTGAATTGGAGTTGAACGCTAACAATGATTTGCCAGTTGGTACAATTTCGGGTTATGCATACTTGAAAAACTTGTTTGACTCCGGTGCTTGTAATGAGGCAGAAATAAAAATTTATGATGTTTTCAGCAATACAGATACAAGGCTATTTTATGTAGGCACAATAAAAATACCAAGCATAAAATTTGAGTATCATACCCAAACCTTAAAGACAAAGATTCAAGACAATAGCTTTTATTCATATATAAACAACAATAAAAACCTTGAGGTAAATTTAAGTGCAATAGTAACAAAATCAGATTTTCTACTAACACAAATATCTAAGTATTCATTGAATTTGTTTAACCACAATACTTGTGTTTATGGTTCAACAACTGGAGCATATTATGAGGCATATTTGGTTTATGATGTATTTGATTTGATAGTTAGGGCAATTAGTGATAACAAAATATCCTTTTACTCTCAATTTTTAATTGACTTAAATGAAAAGCCATTTTTGTGCAAGGGTCAAGATTTGTTGAACCCTTATACAATATACCCCAATGCACAAGAGCCAGTTATCAAACTAACATTTGAAAAGCTTTTTGATGAGATGCGAAAGCTTTACAATGTATTTTTTTGGATTGATACAACTGATTTAAACAACCCTATATTAAGACTTGAAACTTATGATACATCATTTAATGATGGAATTGCATATTCATTTAATGATATAAAGGAGTTGAATGTTTCAATAGATGCACAATCTATTTATAGCAAAGTATTGGTTGGCTCAAATAAAGTAACAAGTGGTTCATTTGACAATAGTATTTCATATTATGGATGGGTTAAAGAAGAATTTTTTCCACTTGGTCAATGTAATATTGACAATGAATTAAACCTTGTTAATAGTTTTATAATTGATACAAACTCCATACATGATACTATAATCGGAACATCAACCAATCTTATTGATGAGATATTTATAATAGAATGCAATGGTGTTGATTATATAAATAAAACTGCATCTGCCGTTCAATATCCACAAGCCGGTGGTAATTGTTGGTACAACATTGGAATAAATAATTTTAATAAAGTTCAAAGATATTCAAATCAATTTCTTACAACCTTTGGCAACTTTAATGGATTGGGTGGGTATGGTTTTCATGCATCATTAGGGACAAATCCAATATCCTTTTCAAATAATCCATCTTATGGTAATCCCATAGGTTTGACAAATTATATTTGTTGTGGTACTGGTGCAAACAACCCACCACCAATTTGGTATAACTATCCATTAGTTATATTTCCCGATGAAACTTCTACTGGAAATTTTGATGATGGTGGTAACTATAACAATACAAATGGGAGATATACATTGCCAGTAGATGGAACTTATAATTTTTTATTTGAAACCACTTATAATGTTGTGAATTGTAATAATGGTGGGTTTACTTTAGACTCATATTATTTTAGATTGAAATTAAAATTGGGTCTATATGATTCAGCAAATAACCTAATTACACAAAATGAATTTATAATTCCATATAAACGATTTAATGGTTTATATACTGATACTGCAACATTTGTTGTAACTGGTGTTGCCGGTGATTATGCGATTTGTTCCTTAGATGTTGCAATATTTTATAATACACTTACATTATTTCCTAATAATATACCAATTTTAAATATAAATGAAGCAACCTATTCAACTATTGTAACACCTTCATATGTTGGTGGTGGTGGTGGTTCGGGTAACAACAATGCTAATAAATATTTATATGATTTTGATTATGAAATACCCCAAGAAGATTATATAAATTTGTTAACCAATGTGACAAGAAAAATAGAGTTTGAAAAAGATGGTGTTACAAGAATTGGTTGGATAGATAGTATGAAAAGAAATGATTGGAATGGTTTAACTCAAATAAAAATAATAACCTCAAAATATGCCTCTTTTACTTAACAAACATCAACCATATTTTCCGGATATTGATAGCCCCAATAATTACATATGTGGTTCTGAAAAATATTGTTTTCCTATACAAACCGGTGATAGGGTTTCAACCCAATTCTATCAAACACCATGTAATAACAACAATTTAATTACAGATGCTAATTTTCAAACTTATACTTTAGGTGGCAATATTATTGTAAACGGTGGGTTTACTGGAGGCTCTGCCGGTTGGACATTAGGAACAACTTGGACATATGGGGGAGATAAAATTACAAATACACCAACCCCACCAACCATTTCACCAACCACTCAATCAAATGCCTCAATAATCTCTTGTGGTCAATTTAAAATCAGCATCACAATGACCACAACTGCCGGATATATTAGAATAAGATTTGGAGCTTTTGGCTCATATACTTATAGCCCTATACTGCAAACAAGTGGTACAATTGAATTTAATATGGTAAACATATCATTATTCAATGTAATTGATATTTTACCAAGTGCTGATTTTAATGGTTCAGTTGATTCAATATATGCATACCCAATTACATACACCCATTGGGATAATAATTGTAGGTGGGTTATAAATCTTGATGGTTCTGTTGATGCAATAACTGGAGCAACTGGTTTAGGTTCTATTTTGGAAAACACAACAGATACATATAGTGCCAATTCATATTATCAACTGAAATTTAGGGTTACAAATTATATTGATGGTACATTGACTGGCAACATATCTGATGCAACAACAACAAATGTTTCAGCAGATGGTGATTATGTATTTTATCTAACACCTACCGTAAATGGTACTTTGTTTTTTGATAGGTCTGCAACCTTTCAAGGTACAATTTCCAATATTGAGGTATATGAGTTAAAAAAAAATTATGGTCTTGAATTGGTTGACCAAGATGGATTTATAACTGATGTATCTGATTCAATTACTTATTTCAATGAATTTGTAACCATAGATTTTGCATTTGAAAATTATGATTTAATTGATGGGTGTTACAATTTAACCATTTATGATGAGTGTATATTGACCTCTGATAATATTGTAATTGACCCCTCTTTTGATGATGGTTATACATATTGGTCAAGAAACAACGCAGTTGTCCAATATGACAATACCGGCAATCAAATGAAATTGATATTTGACCCATTTAGTAATGGATATATTGATTGGATAACAAATGGAAATTTTGCAACAAGTTCAAATTGGAATTTTGGAACAAATTGGGCTTTATCATCAAACAAGGCACAACATACACCGGGTAGTACTGCTACATTATACCAAGACTTAAATTTATTATTTACACCACCACCCGGCACTAATTTTAATTATTGGGTTAAATTCACCATTAGTGGCTCAACTGCCGGAACGATAACTTGCAAAGTTGGTACTGCCGTAAATAGTACAAGCTATACATGGAAAGGCAATGATAGGTTTTGTCAAATATATACACCATACCAACTTGGAGCATCAAGGATAACATTTACCCCATCAAGTGATTTTGATGGTTCAATTGATGATGTTGCAATGGTTTTCACATCGGGAAATTCTGCTTACCCAATTATAACCAATGCAGTTCAACCTTTATTCACTCCGGGTACATATCAAACAGAGTATGAAATTGTAAATAGTTCAGACCCAAATATTGGTGTAAGGGCTTACATTGTTAATGGTAGCCCAATTGGTTTATACCAAAATGCAAATGGTGTTTATTCATATACTCAAACATATAATGCAAATGGTGGTTATGTCCAAATTAATGGGGCTTTTGAAAAAAGTTCCAATGATTATTTCCAATTGAATTATGTTATAGGTTATATAATTGTAGATAATATAAATGTATATAAGACAGAACCATTTGAGGCTACTTATACAAGTGAATGCATAAGGTTTTCATCAACCCCAATACCAAGAAGCAAAATGCTTGTTGCCTATTGTGACCAAAATGCTTTTGGTTTTGATTTTGTAAATACTGGATTCAAATTAACACAAAGAGCAATCATAAGGTCAATAAATCCAACATACCCCAAAGAAAAACAGATTCAAAAAAGTGGTACTGGAAATGCAAGGGTTGTATATTCTGAAATAGAAAAGTATTGGGAGTTACATACAGATTTTGCCTCTGAAACTTTCCATGATTGTTTAAGTGTGCAAGTGGATTGTGACCATTTTGGGATTGGTGATACCCAAGATGACTTCAAGGAATACATAGCTGATACAGATTCATACCAACCAAATTGGAATGGTGATGGGGCTTATAGCTTGGCAACTGCCGTAATCAATTTAAGGATAAAAGATAAAGGGCAGTTGTTCAACAGACATATTTAGTATTTATATTTGCATAAATGGTGACAAGTACGGGTGAGTCATTAAGTAACCCCAAAAAAACTTAAATGTAAACACCAAAAAAAATTAATTTAATGGCAACTTGTCTTAATTACAATTGTGATACTCTCACAGACCATGAGGTTTCAACATTGGCTTGTAAAGGTCCGAGACCAGCCGGTATTTCTGAAGCCGTATTTATTCTTTGTAGTGCAAACCTAACAGACCCATCAGATGGTGTTGAGGTAAATGCATTAATCACAAGTGGCGAAGCCAAACTTGTACAAAACATTCGTATGGGTCTTGGAGCCGGTGAGGTTACCCAATCACCTAAAGTAACTGCTTGTGGTCTGCCACAAACTCTTTATGTTACTTATTCGGGTGCAATCACAGATTATTCTTTCAATCAGCAAAACATGGATTTTTGGACAACATTGACAAGTGGTTATACCATTAGTGGTATAATTGCGAGGCTTTGCCCTAAAGCCGGTTTTGATGATGAGTCTTTATTTATGGATGGTGAGGTTGCCTTTAGTGGTAGTCCAGTTGTTGCTGATACTGATGAAGAACCGGCATCCTTCAATATCACTTATCAGTACAAAGGTTCTGTTTCTTTGATTCCAACCCCATCGGGTGTATTCTCTGCATAAATCCATTGAATGGATAAAGGGATTTTATTACTTGCATTTGGGAGGCGAGGATATGGCTTTATGGCTTATAACCTTGCCCTCTCTTGCAAGTATTATAGTCCCAATATTCCTATCCATTTAATTGCAACAAGAGAGGTTTTAAAAGAGGTAACAGACCATTCAGTTTTTGATTTTATAGAATGGTTGGAACAAAGCCCCCCCGACCCCGGTAGGTTCAAAGCTGAAATAGGGTATAAGCTACCATTCAAACATACATTGTTTTTAGATGTTGATGGCTTGTGTATTCAACCCATTGAGCCCTTATTTGATAGGCTTATAGAAAGTGATAAGCATTATGCCACATATATAAACGCAATTTATGACATAAATGCTCCTAACATTTTGCCCGATATGTATTGGGCATATAAAGAGGACATTTGGCAACATTATGGGTTTGACCATACAACTAAATTTCCGGCAACCCAAAGCTCAATCCAGTACATTAAAGATTGTAAAAAGACCAAAGAACTTTACCATTTATTTAATGAGGCTTTTGATAATCCAATACCATTGGAAAGGCTTAGAAACAAGTGGGGTGGTGGTCAACCGGATGAGTTATATTTAAATGTTGCACTTGCCAAGCAAGGAGAAATAAATCACATTGGAATTAACACCATGTGGTTTGGCAACAATGGAGAAAAGCGACCACATGAACTGGTTCAAACCCATTATTTCATTTCATATTTTGGATGGAGAAACAACATAAAGCTTTTCTTTTGGGAGTATTATGATAAGCTTTTACAAAAAATGTGTGCTTCAAGAGGGGGAAGGCATATATTTAAAAGCCATCTAATCAAAGGTGATAAAATTGCAAATCAAACAAGCAATAGGGCAAACCATCAAAAGGCAATCATTGGCTCAAATTTAATAAAACCCGATGCTAAAAAATACCCAAAGAAAGAGGGTAAAGTTATTCTCTTGACTTCATACTTTGAGCAAAGGTATAATGATAGGCAAAGGGAATTAAGAAAGGTAATGGAAGCAAACATAAATTGCCAATCCATTGACCTTATAATTAATTTGGGTAAGCATTATGAAAATGGAGTCAAGACACATGGGTATTTAATGGAAAGCCACCATTGATGGAAAATATAAATTTTACAATGGGGCTACCGGCTTGTGATAATCGTTTTGCTTATGAACTTGCACAAATAGGATTACAACCAATCAATCCATCATTGTCAATCAAATCATATCATTTGCATATAACCAACAAAAGGAATTATACAGAAAAAGATAGGTTGCAAGGTCAAGTAATACCGGTGAAAATTGAAGATTGGACAAAATACAAATCCAAAAAACTTTTGATACATCAACCGGGCAAAGTTGGTGACATCATATGTTGTTTACCTATTGCAGAGCATTATTCAAAGCAAGGTTGGGTTGTTGAATGGTTATGCCCTAATCAATATCATTCACTTTTCAATTATGTGGATTATGCCAAGCCAGTTGCTACTCAAGACAATCAATATGATAAAATCATTGATATGTCTTTTGGAATCATTACAAATTCGGATGTGCATAGGCTTTGGATTAGGCAAAAAAACAGACTCAAGTCATTTGTTGAACTCAAATACCAAATTGCTGGAGTCCCTTTATTGGCTCTTCGCAATCTTAATTATACACGGAACAATGAATTGGAGAATGCTCTTTTTAATCATCTTGGATTGGACAATGGGGGTGATTATATCCTTGTGCATAGGGGTTCTGATTATGGTACTGCCATTGATGTGGTTACTGATAAGAGGGTGGTATATTTTGAGCCGATTGTTGGGAAAAACTATCAGATTTTTGATTGGGCAAAAGTGATTGAGAATGCTTCAGAAATACATTGTATAGACTCAAGCTTAGTTAACTTTGTTGATAGCTTCAAGGATTTGAAAGCTGAACTTTATTATTACATAACTGATAAAGTACCAATGAGGGCAGACCGGACAATACTCACTAAAAAATGGCATTCTTATGATTTGGTACGAGTTTAGCGTAACCGTTTATGACAAGCAACTTGAAGAGGTTGGGGTGACATCTTCAAAAAGTGTAAGGGCAATGGTAAACCTTGCAGAGGTATATTCTTTCAATCAAACCTACATCAATGAAACAGATACAGAATGCACCTTATTGAATTTTAACAATGGTGATACATTGGTTGTAAATGAAACATATGATGTTGTAAAAAAAATAATGAGATGCAAATAGCACAACAATTAATGCCCAATGGCATGAGTGCAAAGGGTGAATTTAAGTATGCAATAACTGAACTTATAAAAACATATCGGCTCAAAAGAATAATTGAAACCGGTTCTTATTTGGGTGAGGGTACAACACAAGCCATTGTTGATGCAATGGTTGGTGATGAGATAGTTTATAGCATTGAGGTAAACCCAAGATTTTATGAAATTGCAAGAAAGAAACACAAAAACACATCTATAAATTTTCTTTTGGGCTTATCCATTGAAAGACCATTATTACCAACAGATTTTACATTTGATGTTCCCGAAAACATTATAGTTGACCATCTTGACCACAATAGAGAATTATTGTATAAGCAAGAGGTAAGCTTTAAAGTACCGGACAATATGCTAAAGTATGCATTGGAAAAAGTAGAGTATCAACCCGATTTGATTATACTTGATAGTGCCGGACATATTGGTTGCATAGAATTTAAAGAACTTATGAAAACGGCAATTGCTCCTTTTTATTTGGCTTTGGATGATACCAACCATGTAAAGCATTACCATTCTTGCCAGTTATTGGATGAGAGAGGATTTACAAAGATTTGGGAAACATCAGAGGGCTTTGGCTCTGCAATTTATTATATAGAATGAGGTATGCCTTTACAATAATCTACAATGGGTTGCATCATCTTACCAATGGTAATTTTGTTGATGTGATGGTTAACTCATTTGACAAGTGGGTAATTGTTGAAGGGTTTAGTGGAAATAAAGGTTCAACTGCTTGGTGCAATAATCTCAATATTCCAAAAAATTCAACTGATGGAACAATTGAACACATTGCTCAATTGATGGAGAAATACCCTAATATTTTATTCCATTCCAAAAAAGGTGGTTGGTTAAGCAAGGATGAGCAAGTGAACAAGGCAATAAGTTTGCTTAAATCAGAGTCCAATGGTTGGCTTTGGCAAATTGATGTTGATGAGCAATGGAAAGAAACAGATTTTGAAGAGGCTGAAAGTATGATGACCAAAGATGTTTCTGTTGCCGGTGCTTTCCATTTCAATCATTTGCTTTGTAAAGACATGGATGGTAAACAATTGGTTGGAAAAGGTGATTGGGGTGACAACCTACATACAAGGCTATGGTGGTGGACTGGTCAAACTTTCATAAGCCATGAGCCACCAATTATGCAATATCAAAAATCAATAAAGGCTTTACCTCAAGTGTATGAGCATTATTCGTATTATTTTGAGTCTGATGTGGTTTTTAAGTCCAAATATTACAAAGGTTATGCATCTTTGTATAGGAATTGGAAAAGATTACAAAGTAAAAAATTCAAATACCCAATAAGTACAAAGGAATTGTTTGGAAATTCAACACGAATAAATCATTCTAAGTCTTACATAATACCTCAAAACAATGGCTTGTAAACCTTGCTCATCCGGAAGACCTAAACCACTCCCAAGACCTAAACCAAGATAAAAAAATGATTTCACCCGAATTTATATTTGAACTTGTCCAAAGTCTTGTGGACAAAAAGAAAACATCTGCCAAGTCAAAACCAAAACTTGGGTCACAATATGTTGGTCATTCTGAAGATTACCACAATGCAGAGTTTTATAATGGTTATGGGTTATCAGTAAAATGGCTCAATCAGATTAGGGTTCATGCTCAAAAAGGTGTTTACCCTTATGAGTTGTTTATGAAACAAGCCCCCAACCAAACCCCGGCAGAGGCAGATTATGTTAGGGCAAACTACAAGCAAACAACCATACAAGTTTTTAAGGATATGGTTGATACATATGGAAGGGCATACCATGAAAACAACTGGTCAATCCAATATGTGACCGATGCAGACCAATATATAAATACAAATACAACGCTTCAGCAGTATTTGGATTCTGAATTTCCCGAATATGGAAGCTTGGACAATTTTGTTTTTACATTCTTGCCACCTCTTAAAATGATGGATGCAATGGGTGTGGTTGCAGTATTGCCCTATGATATTCCAGTAATTGAAAAGGATGGTGAACAAATCATTGACCCCGAACAACTGATTAAGCCTTATACAAAGTTTTATCATACAACAAGGGTTTTGGCTTATGATATTAATTATGCAGTAATAGAAAGTGAAGAGCTAAGTTCAGTTGAATACAATGGTAAAGAGGTTTATGATGGGTTGGTATTTTACATTTTTGATGATGAGTGGATTTATAAAGCCATTCAAGTTGGCAAAAAAATAGATTATCAATTTGAGGTTGTTGAGTGGTTCAATCATGCTACTGGAATAGTGCCAGTAAAAAGGGTTGATGGCATTTCAATTCAGATTGATGAAACCATGATGCAACAAAGCCCCTTTCTTTATGCGACAGACATATTGGATGAGGTTCTTTTGGATAGTGCTTTATTGAGAGGCATAAAACCAACTTGCACCTACCCATTCAGAGTAATGGTTGGTGAGTATTGTGAGTTTAGCATAAGGGATAATGGTGAGCAATTGGTTTGTGATAATGGATATCATTACAGAGCAGATGGAACAAAAAGCATTTGCCCCGAATGTAATGGAACCGGAGCAAAAGACAGAGTTAGTCCTTATGGCACTTTGTTGATTAAGCCACAAAAAGGAACAAGTCAAGGTGATACGGTTACACCCGATAGGGCTATGTATTATGCTTCGCCATCAACTGAAACACCGGTATTTCTACGCAATGAGATTGCACAAGGAATGGCTATGGCTTATGATATTTTGCATCTTAAGAAAACAGACAACAAGGTACAAGGTAGTGCCGGGTTGACTGCAACAGAGGTAGCAAGTGACCAAAAGAGTTTGATTGCCGGTATTAAGCAAAACTCTGTTCAATTGTTTGACCTTTATGAGTGGTGCATTGATGTGATTGGTCTTATGAGGTATGGTGAGAATTATAGAAAGCCTACAATAAAAAGACCAGTAAATTATGACTTTTACCTTGAGTCTGATTATATGGCTCAAATCAATGAGGCTATTGCATCAAAGCAACCACCTTTTGTAATCCAGTCCATCATTTATAAGTATTTGCAAACCTTGTATTACCCCGATGTCAAAGGTCAAAAGGTCTTTAATCTCATTAGTCAAACTGATAGGTTGATGACCATGACATTGGATGAGATTAATATGAAACTTGCAAAAGGCTTGGTTGACAAATGGGAGGTGGTTCTTCATGATTCAGCAATTAATTTTGTGAATGGCTTGATGATGGAAAACCAAGAATTTTTGGAGCAAGATTTTGACATACAAATGCAATTGTTGATTGCCAAAGCCAAAGAGGTTGCAGATAGTATTACCATTCAAAGCCCAAGCCAATTCAATTCAAGGTCTGTAATAAATGACATTGTGAACAATAATGAAATTTAATGCCAACACTTGATGAGTTAATTAAGGAGAAAACTTTTAGGCTTACAAGGGTTCCGGATGAGTTTTTAACTGCCGTTGAAAAAGCCACAAAAGAATTATATCCCGATGTAATTGATTTGTTGAATCAACTTGAGGTTGATGCTCAAGGCAACATAATTTTTAACAATACCAATTTGCAATTGACTGCTGAATTAAAAGAGCAGTTGAAAGATATATTGTTACAATCTGATTATGTGAGTGCCGTTAAAGAGTTTGCTAAACAATTTGACCAACAAGCAAAGATTACAAACCAATTATTAAGAAAAGGATTTGACAATGTAGAAACTGAGTTGGCAAATCAACTCAATAAGATTAGCAAAAAAAATACTGCCGACATTCTTATTAATTCAATAGGTGATGAGGCTTTTGCTGATGCAGTAAGTGAGCAAATAGAATTAGCAGTATCAAATAATGCCTCTTTTAAAGATACAATCAAAGCCGTTAGGGATGTTGTTACCGGCAATGATGAGATTGATGGAAAGCTTCAGCAATATGCCAAGCAAGTAGCACATGACCAATTTGCAATTGCTGATAGGTCATATACATCAGCTATGGCTGATGAGATTGGTGCTGAATGGTTCAAGTATAGTGGTGATACCATAGAAAGCACAAGGGAATTTTGTAGGGAAAGGCACAACAGATTCTTTTACTATAAGGAAATAGAGGAATGGGCTGATGAGGAATGGCAAGGCAAGATTGATGGCACAAATGAAAAAACCATTTACTCAACTGCCGGTGGTTATAATTGTAGGCATTCAATCATACCAGTATCAATTTTTGCAGTACCAAAGGATGACATTAGAAGGAATATAGATAATGGCAATTTTGAACCTTCTGAATCATTATTGAATCAATTGGATTTATAAAAAAAAGCCAAAGACCTTACGGGGTCAATTGGCTTTAAACCCAAAAATATAAAACTTTTAAACGGCTTCGGTAATTGCTTTAATATTGTGAAGACAAGCATTCTCAGACTTGAAACCCCAATTGTTGCAAATTATATAACCATTTTTGCTTACAAGCCTATTGCCAAAGGTTTTTACTCCTTTATTTATAGAAACATAAATCTCCCAAGTGGCTTTAGTGCCTTTGATTTTTGTAATGGTTTTACCGGTCTTTTTTTGTTTTGGTCGCATTTGAGTCAATGATTAGAAGGATTAAACATATGATAAATAAAATGAAGCTTAATAGTAATTGCATATTAACCAAGTCCAAAATATAATGCAAGTACAAATCAGTACCACCCAAAACAGAGCAATCAAATTATCATCATTTTTATCCCTCATACTATTGGTACTAATCAGTACAAACATAAACACTAAAATGTAATTTCTTACATTATATTTGCAAATAAATCAGAGAGATATGGACAAAGACAAAACACTTCAGTTGAGGGAAGCCATTTCAATGGTAACTGGTAGAAGGGCAAAGCTTCCACCAAGCATTTGGAAAAACCCAATAAGAATGCAAAGTGGTGGTTGGAAAATCATAGAGCAATTTGAAGAGAATACCACAACCATAGCACCAAAAGTTGATTTGCCACAAAACACAACTGCCCCAATAAGTGAACCGGTTACATTGGATGAGAAAACAAAAAGCCTCATGGAAATGTATTTGGGTTCAAGTGAAGAGCCAAAAATTGAAACAAAAAAAAGAGGTAGAAAATCTAAATCCAATAACATATGATTGACATTAAAAGCCTAAATGAATTTGCCGGTACATCGGCTGAAACCTTTGACCAGTTCAAGGAGCAATTCCAAAGTAAGTTTGTGCTAAAAGACAATGCTCACAAAGACCCCGAAATTATAAACCAAATAAGTGGTAAGGTTTTGGGTTCTGAAATGACAAACCTTAAAAGGATGTTTAAGAGTGAGGGCATTGAATTTAATGAGGATGAGTTTAAGGAAATTAAAAAGAATGAGGAAATGGTAGCCCTTGCTTTGAATAAGCTTAAAGGTGGGTACATCAATCAGATTGAAGAAACAAAAAAAATGAGTGGGGTTGGTATTGATGAGAAAGTAAAAGAATATACTGAAAGGATTTCCAAGCTTGAAAAGGAAAGGCAAGAAATCAAGAATGCTTGGAAAGATACTGCTGACCAATTTGAGAAATACAAGGTTGATGTTGCTTCTAATATGAAGCATAAAGAGATAAGCTTTAAGGTTAGTAAGGCAAAAGAAACATTAAAGTTTAGACCAAAGCTTAACGAAGCTGAAAGGCATGGATTTGAAGCAATATTAAACACAAGGCTAAAGTTTGACCTTGATGAGTCAACCGGTCAATTAATTACCATGAATGCCAATGGTGAAAGAATCAAATCTAAGATTAAAGCCGGTGACTTTATGCCACCCGAAGAGGCAATGCAAGACATCATTAATGAACTTGGACTTGGTGAAACAAATCCACATGGTGGCAAATCAGCACCAATGGTTCAACCAAATGTTCCCTCTATGTTTGGTATGAGGTCACAACAACCAGTAGTACCACAAGAGGGTAAAAAAGTGCTTGTACATCCAAAAGCTTTAAAGTAAATTTGCATTGTTTGGATTATCTTCATTTTGGTTAAATTGTTTAGTTGAAACCCTCAAAGTAATTTGGGGGTTTTTTTATTTATATTTGCAAAATAAAGGTGCGACTGCTCTGCATAGTGAGGGATTTTCAAATTGGTTGCTTTCCGTAGCAAAAGAATAACGGCACAATTAATTAAATCTTAATTTAAACTATTTAGAAAAATGTCAACCGTATCATCAACTTTATTGGCTTGTCCCGATGTACAAGCTGAATTAACTGCATATTTCCAATCATGTGGTCATGCCTCATTTGTGCGTGAGTCCCCATTTTTGCAAATGATTACCTCTGCTGAAAACACAAGTGGTATTAATCAAATCGTAAACCCCGGTGGTGCTAAAACTCGTACCGTTGTTTTGCGTTATGACCAAAAAATTCCAGTATCAGCAGTTGAAGAGGTTACCTCTTGTGAACTTGATTGCACTGCTACCACCAAAAGAGGTGATGCATCTGCTGAATATTCAATGGATGTTTGCAACAAAATCAAAGTAGAAGAGGGTTGGAATGTTTATGACCTTACTTCTATTTGCCGTACCAATGAGCAATTTTTGACTTCACGAATCAATGCAATGGCTTCAGCTATTGAAGAGAAACTTGCTCAAAAAACTGCTGAAGAGTCTGTTGCTCTTGTTGGCAATTGGGCTTCTGATGTTGCTGATGTTACCGGTGATGTTTTGCAAGTTGCTACAAAGCAAAGTGGTGGTGTAAATGTTAACCCATATTTCTTGCCTAAAATTACTCTTGCATCAAAGCAAACTGGTTATTGTGCTCCCATCGGAATATTCGGTGGTTCTGAACTTTATCTTTCAACTGATATGTTGAATGTTGGATGTTGTGTTGATGCCGGTTATGATTTGATGGGTGTTATGCAACGCTATGGAAAATCAGTAGCATGGGATCCGTATATAGTAAGTGCTTTTGGTTCTGATAACATTTCATTGATGACCCAATTGGGTGCTTTGCAAATGTTGGTTTTCACTCTTGGAACTGAAGCCGGTTTTTCACCAATTGCAAGTGGTTCAGCATCCAATTTTGAAATACTTCCTTTGGTTACTCCTCGTTATGGTATTCCTTTTGATTTGGTTGTAAGCAACAATTGTGGAACTCTTTCCTTGATTGCTACCACTTCAACCAAGCTTGTTGGTATGCCTACCGATATGTTCCCAAGTGGTGACGCTTTGGATGGTGTTACTTTCGCCAACATCATTGAGGTAGTAAATCCTTAATTGTTTCTTTAGTATTAATCGGGAGAGGGTCAAAAGCCCTCTCCCATTATCATTAAATAAATGGAATGTTTCAACAATCTTATTGGTGTTAAAGCTTTATGCAACACACAAACCCCAAAAAGTTCCATTTATTTGGATGATGTGGGTTTGTCTTTGAATGACATTGAATCATTTATTACAAGTCAATACCCAACTGCAAAGGATTATTTTTCTGCAAAACAGACCCAAGCAGTTAGGGAAATGTCCCAACATATTTACAATCATTTTCAAGACAAGTACCTTGCTACATCTTTGATTGATTCACATAGGTTGGGGATTTACAATGGAACACAAACCTTGTATGCCGGTCAAAATTATAGGGGCATACAAATGAAATTTAACCAAGCAGATAGTTTTTATTCTGTATCAATTGGTGAAATAAGTTTGCTTGTTGATTATACTGGAACAATTGACATAGAGGTTTGGGATTTGAGGCAGAACAAACAACTTGACATGGTACAAGTTGATACAATTGCCGGAGAAATTGCCACCGTTTACCTTCATAAATCTTTCAAATCAGATAAGCAACCTTTGAATTTGTTTATAGGTTATGATGCTACTGGCATTGATGCATATGTTACACCAATAAAAGCCGGTCTTTGTTGTGGCAAGGTAAGTTGTGCAAACTCTTATTTATCATCTCAAGGTGTTGAGGTCAATGGTACAAAATATGAAAGCAATATTGATTATTTAAATCATACTGCCGGTCTTTCAATTGTGTATGATGTAAAGTGCGACCATACCAGTTGGATTTGTAGCCATGCTGAAAGCCTTGCCTTGCCATTGGCTTACAAGACTGCTGACAATTACAAGAAAGATTTACTTTTTACATGAACAAGTACAATGAGTTTATGGGTGGTTGGCTTGGCAATATGAAACTACCCAACAATAGGTGTTTTGTATGCAATAGCCAAACAAGGCATAAAATCACATTGCCTTGACCATTGAAGAATTTATAATTAAAACCAATAAGCTGAAAGAAAGGATTCTTTCAGAGGATGAACCTTTAAAATTGGCATCTTATTCAGTATTGGCAATTCAATCTGAAAGAATATTTACAAAGGGACAAAATGCCGAAGGTATAACACATCAATATAATTCAACTGACCCTTTGTATGTAAATCCCGATACTTCACCGGGTAAAAAGTTCAAGCCAAGAGGTAAACCAAAAGCCGAAGGCGAAAAGGGGGCAACCAAAAAAAAGGCAAATATTAAATTTGGTGGTGCTGGTTTTTCAAGTGGCAAAGTTTCAAAAATTGAAACAGATAGAAAATCAAAATGGTTTCCAAGTTATAAGGCTTATAGGGATGAAATAGGTTTTAAGACTGAAAAGGTTAATTTACAATTAAGTGGTGAATTAAAATCTGATTTTGAAAACCCAAAAGGCAAGGAGCCAACACCAACAAAGGTTGATGTGCATGAATATATTATTAAACTGAATAAAATATTAAGCACTAAAAAGGTGGAAAAGTTTAATGAAAAATATGGTAATGTGTTTGGATTATCTAAATTTGAAATTGAAGAATTTTACCGTATAGCTGGTGCTGAATTTATAAGACTTGCAACTGAAAAATGATTACAACCCTATTTTGTGACATTGCCCAAAGATTAAAAGCTACTGGCTTTTTTGATGTTGTTTATGAATATACGGAGTTAATAGATAGGGGCAATGGAACTATAAGACCGATGTATTACAAGGGTAAGCAAAGTGGTTATATAGATGTCCAAAACTTTGATAAAAATGGTATTGGTTACATTCGTAAAACATCTAATGTAAGAATTGAACTTGATACATCAGTTGTAAAGATTACCAGTTGCCAAGAGGATATGCTTAGTTATGCTACAATGACCTATCCATTAAGGCTTGTTGTTGCAATACCAAAGGACAAGCTTGAAGATTCGCCATTGGTGGATGATATATTGGTTGCTGATTTGATGGGTGCTTTGCAAGGTGATTATTTTTCAACTGCAAATGATATGGATGCAACAAGTGTAAGGTTGCTTATTAATAGTTATGATACCAATTCACTTAGCATTTGGTCAAGTGAAAATAAAGGGGTGATATTTGATGAAAGTGTGGTTTATAGATTTTCATATGTTGCTATTGATTTTAATGTTCAAATAAAAGGCAAGTTGACTTGTCTTCAAAATTGTTTAAAAAATGGCTACTTGGCGTAAATGTTGCAACTTCATAATCAAACAAATCATTGGTCAATATCCAAGCAATAGGGAGGAAAGTGAATGCCTTTATGTTGGCTTTATTCAATTGAATGGAGGTGGTGGTTTAGCTGATTATACTTTGGATGATAATACCACTCCTTTATTAAATGATGCATATGGCAATGGTTATTTAAAAACATTGATGCAATCACAACAAGGTGATGCTTATGCATTGATTAATGATTCTGCAAACTTTATATCTAATGGCATCCATGTTTATTATGTAGGAACATCAGCCAATAATATTGATGTAAACTTTTTAGGTTCATATTTTGGAACTATATACTTTACACCATTAAGTGACAATGGTATTGAATGTAGACCATTTTCTTGCTATACTATGACTTTTCCAGTAGGTTATAATAATTTAGCAATATTTCAATTTTCTTTTGCCCCTCTTACACCAATAGCACCAGAAATAAATTCTTCAGCACCGTTATACAATTATATTAATGTGACAAATGTAGTTGATATGACTACCTTGATTAATCAAATCTATGGTAATTCAGCAGTATATAGCATTGTAGATAATTTAGATGGTACATATACCATGACAATTACAAATGCCTATTATTTTGGTAGTAATCCATCTTTAATATTATTGAATTCAAGATTTGAATCTTATACTGATACAATGACAGATTGCTAAAACAATGACAACAAAGGGCAACACTTCAGATACTTTAAATTGGTTAAAAAACATTGTCACATGGGCATTGTTAGGCATAGCTGGTTACCAGTTTTCATCCTTGACAAGTAAGATAGATGAAATGTATGAGGAAATAATAACACATAAGGAAAAACTGAAAAGGAATGACAAAGATGTTGAAGAAATAAAAATTGACATAAGGAATCTTTACCATATTCAAAACAATGCAAAGATTTCTGCAAAAAACCCATGATAAACAATTTAAAAAACAATAGAATGGTCAAAGCATGGTACAAAAGCAAAACGATATTGTCTGCAATGGGCTTTATTGCACTTGCCCTATTTCATTATCATAAGACTTCAGACATAACCAAAACAATTGAACTTATTCTTTTGGGTACTGGATTGCTTGGAATAAGAACTGCTTATAAGAAAATTGGCTAAATTTTCAATAAAAGATTTGATTTTGTTTATTGCCATATTATTTGGCATTGGCATTTACATTGATTTGAGAAAGAGTGGCATTTTGCTTGGTAGTGATACAATAATAAGCAGAGATACCATTATAGTGAATTTGCCACCACAAACAATAAATTTACCACCGGGGCAACCCATTCACATCATCAATAACCCAATACCATCCAATGTTGATACTGGAGCGATTTTAAAGGCTTTCTTTTCTCAAGTAACCTATTTGGATAGTGTGGACAATGATACACTTAAAATCGTTTTAAAGGAGATTATAAGTCAAAACAAAATTGTGAGTAGGGAATTA